CCATACAGAGGCATATGGACGCCGATGAGAAACTCAATAAGATTGATATCAAGATTCGGTATTATGATGTGATGCTTCGTTTCCTTGAAGACATTATTAAGACCATCTCAAACAGAACTTTCCAAATTAAAAATGCTGTTGAGTGGCATAGGTTCCAAGCAGGTTTCAACTAATGGATGACGAACATCTTTACGAAAAAGACTTTGACGAAAATTTACCCTTTGTATCAATGGACATGGGTATTGAAGATGTGAGACAGATTCACGAATCAATAAGTCTCCATCTTCAAAATTGGGTATCGTGCCCAGATAAAAAAGAAAGATTAGAAGGTCTGAAAGACTTTTTAGAAAGATTGATGTTGGAATATACGTTTAAAGTTGGGGGATAAATATCCATAGGTGAAACTTATGGGTTATGTCTCATTTGATTATTTCTAAGAAAAACGAGGTATATCTTCAGGTAAAGGCAGAACCACATGTCTACTACGAGTTAGCAGACCAGTTTACCTTTGAAGTACCAGGTGCAAAATTTATGCCCCAGTATCGTAGTAGACACTGGGACGGAAAAATTCGTCTGTTTAACACGCAGACTGGTGAAATATATGTTGGATTGTTAGATAAACTCATACAGTTTTGTAAGAATCACGAATACACTTATGAGTTTGTAAACAATAAATTTTATGGACTTCCCTTTGAGACTAATGAGCAGATCTCAAGAGAAGGTGTTAAAGATTATATGACTGCTATTAGCAAGTACGCTCCAAGGGATTACCAAGTAGAGGGAGTTTACGACGCATTAAAACATAATAGAAGGTTGCTGATATCTCCAACTGCTTCGGGAAAGTCATTGATGATATACTCTGTTGTGAGATATTACGTTGAGAAAGGGCAAAATACTCTGATAGTCGTTCCGACGACTTCGCTTGTAGAACAGATGTATAAAGACTTTGCAGACTATGGTTGGGATGTAGGTTCATTTTGCCACAAGATCTATGCTGGACGAGAAAGAGAGACTGACTCGCAGGTGATTATCACCACCTGGCAGTCCATCTACAAACTCCCCCGCAAATATTTTTCAAGATTTAATGTGGTTGTTGGAGATGAGGCACACCAGTTTAAGTCTAAGTCTTTAATATCTATAATGTCAAAACTTGCAGATTGTAAGTATAGATTTGGTTTTACAGGAACTCTTGATGGAACTCAAACTCATAAATGGGTATTGGAGGGATTATTCGGACCATCATATAAAATCATCAGAACAGAAGAACTGATGAAGAAGGGGCATGTTGCAACGCTGGATATCAATGTTCTTCTACTAAAGCATCCTGCACATAAATTTGAAAACTTTGAAGAGGAAGTTCAGTATATCATAAATCATGAAAGACGTAATAAATTTATACGCAATCTTGCACTCGATTTGAAAGGAAATACACTCATTTTGTTTTCAAGAGTTGAAGGCCATGGACAACCATTATTCGATTTAATAAATAACGGTAGAGTGGACACTCGTCATGTCTTTTTTGTTCACGGTGGTATTGCTACCGAAGATCGAGAAAAAGTGAGAGAGATTACTGAAAAGGAAGACAACGCGATTATTGTCGCTTCATACGGAACATTCAGTACAGGAATTAACATTAAAAATCTCCACAATGTTATTTTTGCTTCTCCTTCAAAATCCAGAATTAGAAATCTGCAAAGTATTGGAAGAGTCCTCAGAAAAGGCAATAACAAAACAAAGGCAACTTTATATGATATCGCTGACGATATATCATACAAATCCAGGAAAAATTATACCCTTAATCATCTAATTGAAAGAATTAAAGTATATAATGAAGAAAATTTTAATTATGATATTGTAAACATACCTCTAAAAAACTAATATGGATGAAGAATTTTACGCAATCATTAAATTGGTATCAGGAGAAGAAATACTCTCACTAGTTCTTGTAGATGATTCTACCGATGATACCTTACTTGTTTTACAAAGTCCAATCATTATTAAAATGGTAGGACCAGCAAGTATTAGAGTAAAACCATGGATGGATCTTACTGAAGACGATATACACTTTGTTAGATTAGATAAAGTTATTACTATGACAGAAACTACTAATGAAAAACTAATTCAATTATATAATAATTATGTTAATGATGATACTAATGTGTCATCATCTATTGACGTGTATAAACCAGCAGGTGAAGTAAAAGTCTCTGAACAAAAAGGTTATATCTCTTCTGTTGACTCTGCTAGAGATATGCTTGAGAAGATCTTTAAAGGTATTAAAGAAAGCTAGATCTTATCTTTAACCGGGACAAACCTAGTCTACTGACGTTTGGATGTTTTGTCAAGTCCCCTTTAGAGTGTGCTATAATATCTTACATAGAAGAGCGTTAAAATTCAATGACTAGAAAAAAATCAGAACATTACGTAAACAACAAAGAATTTCTTGAAGCAATTATTAATTATAGAGCAAGAGTCTCAACACACTTTATTGAGAACTTTGGTAGAGAACCTACAAAAGAAGATAGATCAAAGCACTGGCCTGGAAAACCTCCAATTACAAATTATATTGGAGAATGTTTTCTAAAGATCGCAACTCATCTTTCATATAAACCGAACTTCGTCAATTATATGTTCCGTGAGGACATGATTTCTGATGGTATTGAGAATTGTGTTCAATACATTCACAACTTTGATCCTGAAAAGTCTAAGAATCCATTTGCATACTTTACTCAGATCATTCATTTTGCATTTCTCCGTAGAATTAACAAAGAGAAAAAACAGTTAGAAATCAAAACAAAAATTATCGAAAAAACTGGTTATGATGAAGTCATGATGGTTGACGATAGTCTATTGACAGGAAGTAAGTCTGATTATAATACTATCAAAGATAATATTAGTTACCGTTCTCAAAGTCGTTGAATGAAAGTAGCAATAATAACAGACACACACTACGGGTTCAAAAGAGGATCCAAATATGTTTGTGATTACTTTGAATCATTTTATAGGGATGTCTTTTTTCCAACTCTAGAGAAAGAAGGTATTACAACAGTTATTCATATGGGTGATGCCTTTGATAGTCGTAAAGGTATTGACTATCAAAGTCTTGACTGGGCAAAGAGGGTTGTATTTGAACCTCTTAGCAAGTATGATGTTCATATGATGGTTGGAAACCACGATACGTTTTATAAAAATACGAGTGAAGTAAATTCGCCAGAATTACTTTTAAAAAATTATAAAAATATTAAAACTTATAGTAATCCTGAAGAGGTTAATATTGGTGGACTAGATATACTATTCATTCCATGGATCAATGAAGAAAATGAAGAAAAAACTTTTAAACTTATTAAAAATACAACTTGCAACTGTGCGATGGGGCACCTTGAACTCTCAGGATTTAGAGTTAATAAACAACTCGTCATGGATCATGGTCTTTCGGGCAAGTTATTTAAGAAGTTCACCAAGGTCTTCAGTGGTCACTATCACACTCGATCGGATGATGGACGGATCTATTACTTGGGGAACCCATACGAAATGTTCTGGTCAGATGCAGGTGATCGGAGAGGATTCACCATCTTTGATACAGAAACTCTGGAGCATATTCCGGTAGATAATCCCAACACAATGTTTCATTTAATTACATATGATAATGATTCTGCATCATTATTTGATGCTAGGGGATATGAAAATAAAATTGTCAAAGTGGTAGTTAAGAATAAAAAACGTCCCAAAGAATTTGATAAGTTTCTTGATAAACTGTATAAATCTGGAGCACAAGAAGTCAAAATTGTAGAAAACTTTCAAGTCGTAGAAAACGATGAAGACTTTGTTGCAGAAGATGAAGAAAATACAATTAATATCTTGAATAGATATATTGATGAGTCTGAAATCAATCTTGACAAAAGTATGATTAAAGAAATTTTTCAAAATCTGTACAGAGAAGCACATGAGGTAGAGTAAATGTATCTTCTTACTTTGAAGGATAAACAAGACGACGGAGCATATGCAGTTGCCGACAAGTATGGTGAAAAAGTCTTGTTCCTATTTCAAGAGGAAGATGATGCTGAGAGATATGCTATGCATCTAGAAGAGGATCCAAATTATGAGAAAGAGATGGAGATAGTTGAAGTAGATGATGAGGTTGCAATAAAAACCTGTAAGATGTATAATTACAAATATACCGTAGTTACTCCGAACGACATTATTATTCCTCCCAAAGTATGATTATATTTAAAAAAATCCGATGGAAAAATTTTCTTTCTACCGGACAACACTTTACTGAAGTTGACTTTCAACAGCATAGTACAAATTTAATTATTGGGACAAATGGTGCAGGAAAATCTACAGTTCTAGATGCATTGACATTTGTTCTTTTTAATAAACCATTTCGCAAGATTAACAAACCGCAGTTGGTCAATACTACCAATGAAAAAGAATGTCTTGTGGAAATTGAGTTTAGTATTAATACTAAAGAGTATGTAATTCGTAGAGGAATTAAACCCAGTGTATTTGATATTATTATCAACGGAGACAAATTAAACCGAGAAGCAGATGATCGATCAATGCAGAAAGTTTTGGAAGAAACTATTCTGAAACTAAACTATAAATCGTTCACTCAAATTGTAATTCTGGGTAGTAGCACATTTGTTCCTTTTATGCAACTATCCTCTGCCAACCGCAGGGAAGTGATTGAAGATCTTCTTGATATTAGGATTTTCTCTAACATGAATGGGTTAGTGAAAGAAAAAATCAAAGAGGAAAAAAGTCTCATTAAAACTCTAAATCTTAAACAGGAATCTTTACTTGAAAAAGTAAAGATGCAACGAGACTTTATTGAAGAACTAGAAAATCGCGGAAATGCCAATATAAATTTCAACAAGGAAAAGATTACCAAGTTGGATGATGAAGTTGGTGTTTACATGGTTGAAAATGCCAAGACCGAAGAGGAGATCCACAAGTTCACGAAAGAACAGGAAGAAGTTATTGGTGCAAGAGAAAAGTTATCAAAACTAAACAATCTAAAGGGAAAAATATCTCAAAGAGTAAGTACAATTACCAAAGAACATAAGTTCTTTACCGAAAATACGGTATGCCCTACCTGCACTCAAAGTATTGAAGAAGAGTTCCGGTTAAATAGAATTAGCGATGCTCAAAATAAGGCAAAGGAACTTAAAGATGGTTATGAAGAACTTGAAAAAACTATTGAGTTCGAACAGGAGAG